GCGGCCGCGAGCTGCGCCTCGGTGGGCAGTACGGGCCGGTAATTTCTCGCGCGCTCGAATCGAACCGTATCCCTCGGATCAATGCGCCGGAGCCAAGCTAAAGGCATAAACCACGGTCCCGGAGTCTTGAACCAGCTTGGCTCCGGTGTCCAGACTTCGACGAAATACTCGGTAATTTCGAGTCCACACTCGGCGCATTGGCAATAGCATCGGTGAGGATCGCCGACGACCTGCACCAGCAATCCGCTTTGCTGCGTGCAATGCGTCCTGGTGAGCTCGGCAAGGTCGCCGGTCCGCGGCACGTTCGTTTCATGCGGACGCGGCGCCTTGTAGATTTCCGATCGCTCGAGCATAGCGGACGCGACTGATTAACCGCCGCGCAGCTCGCGCCATACGATGCGCCCGTATCGCGTGGCCGACTGAGGCGCGACGAGGTACGTCAATCCCAGGATGCCCGATTGCGGGACCATGAGTCTTTCCTCCTGCGCCGGGAGCCACAGAAAGCCATTCAAATCGTTGAACCCGTCCGAAACGAATTCTTCGCCGTTTGTCCCTTCGGCGCTCGCCGTGATGCCGGTCCCGGTCGTCGATAGTGCGGCGTCGGTGGTCGGATTCACTGGATTCTGTTTCAGCACCGTGGTTCCGGCGACGCCGGTCGTGACGGTCGCGGCAGCGGTCTTTCGAAACAGTGCCGCGGCGTACTGCGCCGAGGTCGCGGCCGTGCCGTTCGTTAGCGCAGCGCGCAGAATTTCAATGGCGCCATTGACGCCCGCTTTGACCTGGACAACGGTAATCGCCGTGGAGATCGAAACGCCGTTATTGGTGACGTTATAGCAGGGACCTATGAACATCGCCATTGTGCCGCCGACGGCGAGCGTGCCGAGCGGATGCAGCCCATGAGCGGCACAGAGGACCAGGAGCAAGGCAAATGCGCAGGACAGTAGCAAATGCAGTTTGAACGCCGTGGATCGGAACATATGTGCAATCTCCTGGTTAATAGTGGCAGCGAAATCAGGCCTCGACCGCTTCGATCGTGCAACCATCGAATGCGTGAGGATCGGCAAGGTCCGGGTGAGCCATGATCGATTCGGCGTCCTCGATCGTGGAATATTTCGAGGCATCGCGCGCCTGGAACGCATCAAAGCGCGGCGCAATTTTCGGGAATCGCTCGACGTAGTCTGTTCCGAAAATGTCCTGTTTGATCCGCTTGTCATAGCCGAGGATATCCACCTGGCTATAGAGCGCGCCAGAGGCCGAGCGGATGACATATCGGGTGTCCATGTTCGATTCCTTTCAGCGAGGCAAACTACGCCGCGGGATTTTCCGGAGCGGCCGCGGTCAGTTTCTCAAGCCTGGTCGTCAACTCCGCATTTTGCATTTGCAAGATAGCCAGGTCCGCGCCCAGGCGCGCTACCTCATTTAGAGCCGATTCGCGCTGCCGCGAAAGATTCTCGAGCAAAAACTGCCCGCGTTGATCTTGTGGTGTCATACCAGTGTTACCGTTTTCCTGGAAGCGCCGACCGTAAAAAATAGGCTTGTGCCGTCGTACTCAAATGCACCGTCCTCCGGAGTCGTCAACTTCGCCGCTCCGGAGCTGGCCCGAAATTTCAGCGGAGCACTTCCCGCAGCGGTTGTGACGCCATCAAGTAATACCTGCGCGGCGTTCGCCGCCGCCCATGCGCTCGGCACGTTATGAGCGATCCCCGCGGCACGCGAGCCCGCATTGCAATACGTCCACCCATACCCGTTGAATAAGGCAAAGGTATTCGCCATGTTTCCGCCGAGGCTCCAAAATGCATTCCATACGAACCCGAGGCCGGAGCCGTCCGTCGTATGTCCGGAAAGTGCCACCGTTCCAATGTAGGCGCTACTTTGGCGATTGCTGGTGTCCAATCGGACCGCGCCGATTCCCCACAATGATGCGGTACTATCGTTTTTGTCGCGCCATTGCAGGAGGCCGATTCCCGTCGAAAGCCCGCGAATCGACACGCCCCCGTCGGCCCAAAATTCAATTTGGCTTGGCGATATGAAATTGTATCCATTCGATGCAGCGGCACTCCCGCCACTTTGAATCGCGCCAATCTGTATCCAGGTCGATTGCACATCAATAACGGCCGCCGCGCCGCCAGCGCCCGTAAAGGTCAGCGACCAGCCATTGATATTGATTGGCGTACCGGCTGCATACACGTTGCCGCTCGAGGTGACTGTAGTCCCGTTGGGATTCCAGCCACTTAGCGTGCTCACGTCATAATGCGTGGCATCAGTGAATGTAAGACGGGTCCAATTGCGCAGATTCGGATTCGTCGGATCACTGCAGTTACGCGCCACTAATGCAAGCGCCGACCCGCCGCCCTGGGTGATATATGGGCGCGCTATCTCCATCAGCTCGAGAGCGCCTGAGTCGATCGCGCTATCGCCAAACCCGCCCGAAGCCAGCGAGCCTTGCATATTGCGCAGCGCCATTACTGGCATAGTGCCGCTGAACCATTGCGCTACGCCAGATGCAATCCACATCGCCTGAAAGCTTAATGCGCTCGCCGGGAGCACAGTCGCGGTAGAGTCGCCGGTGACCGCCGTCACGGTATAGGGCACGGCCGTCGCGAGCGTTGCGCCCAAATAGACAACTATTCCCGGCCGGAGAAAATAGCCGAGCCGAACGCCGATGCCCGGCGTATCCACTGAGAGGATGCCCGCCGCGCTGACCGAAACTGAGCTGGCCGTCCCAAAGGGAGCAAACAAACCGTCCGTCACTCCGAGCGACACGCCCGCGAGCGTGCCGTCCGGTCGCACAAGCGCCGTCGCATTATTGTCCGACCATGGTGCGGTCAAATCAAAGCGCCAGCCGGCCGCGAGCGCGGCCGTGACGTCCGCCGAGGCAATCTGCGCTTTGCCTCCCAATCCAATATAGGTCGTTGAGCCTATGCGCAATTGCTGGTCGGCGCTGACCGGCGAAAGCATGTTTACTTTAGACGGCATGGTTACTTTTGCTTCCGCTAACGCAAATCGCGGCCAAAAAAAACCCGGCGCTTTGGCCGGGAGATTCACTGCGGGGAGACTTCCCCACGTTCATATGGTCGCGAATCTAATCGCGATCCGAGCGCACGTCAAGTTTTCTCCTGTGCGCTATTTCTCGGTTTGTCAACTGTGTATATGGCGCGCGACAGTATTTCGAACGTCTAGCGCGGTCCGGACCGATCGTTTTGATCCCCATCGATGCGCCCTTGCAGGTAGCCGTGCGCGATCGCGACCAGCTCGTAATAGCGTTTGGTCGATATGCCCAAAGCCTGCGCGCGTCGGTGCGCCGGAGGCTTCACCAGGTAATGCCACTGGATAATTTCCAGTAGGTACGGCCGCATTCCGACCATGGCGAGGCGCACCAGGAGCGCATCCTCGCTGTAGACCTCGGCGAAATTCTGGCGCCGCGCGGTGTAGGTTTCCCCCTGCTCCGCATCCTTTAATTTCCCGCTGATCGACGCGCGCGGCCATCCGTCCTCATGCCAGGTGCCATCCGCGAACCGGATACCGCCGCGCACAATGCGCGCGTATTCCCTCGCCCATAGCCGCAGCAAATGCACCAGGACGCCATCCGGCCCATCGCTGGTTTGGCGTTGCGGGCCCATCAGGGCGCCCCATCCGAGCGCGGCGCCGAATCGACTCCGAGCAGCTCGCAATGGAGCCGGAATGCATGAAACCGGAGCCGGCGCAGCGCGTCGACCGCAACGGTGCGAACCCGATCAATCTCCTGGAGATTGACCTCGCTCGTTTCCTGCACAAGTCGGTAATCCACAACGGAGCGCGCCACATCGCCCGCCTGGCGAATGAGCTCGAGCGCCGAGGCGCGCAGCAGCGGGACCGGCTCGGAGCCCTCGCCGCTCATTGCGTCGAGCTCGGCGAGAATTCCCCGCACCACTGCGATAGCGGGTCCTCGATCGTCGGATATTGCGAATCGGACGCAATGCTCAACGTTTGGCCTTGCGCGGTGCGCGGACCAGGGAACGGGCCGCCGATGCGCACCGGCGGGTAGCGCACGCAAATATGGACAATGTTGGCCGACTCGAGGCCGCGCGCGCAGCAGCAGCGGCAGTTCGAGCACGTTATCCCGTCATTCGCCGGCCGTAGCTGCGTCTTTTCCATCGTTGAGCCTCCTGTATTGCATAGCCACATCGCTATTTAAAAGCGCCAGGCGCCGCAGGACCAGGTCGCGCGGCGTCGCGGCGTCGGCGGCCTCGGCCTGGGAAATCCAATCCTCGAACGCCATCACATCGCCAGGCCCGCGCACCTGAAATTTGCAGTATTTCCCGCAGCGCGGTTCGCTGAAAAATTCCGGCTCGTACTCGAGCGTTACCGTCAATTTCGCCATTTATCCCCCTTGTATCGTCGTCACTCGCTTGGCTTTAGTGATTGGAGGCGCATGATCGCGCCGCCGTAGGTTTGTCGGCCCGTGCACATTGCCCCTGGTCGCATATGGTCGCGCGCGCTGGACTATCCCGGCCGCGTCCGATCGCCGCGTCCGATCGCCGCGGTGCATCGCTCGCAGTAGCGCAGGAGCCGCTCGTTCACGAAGTACACGCGGCAGCGGAAGCAGCGGCGGAGCAGCGGGTTCATGGCGGCGCATCCTTCATAAAGACGTACCAGTGCGTAGTGCGCGTCGTGCGATGGCCGAATAGCGGTTTATGCGGCGTCAATGCGAGAACCTCGGCCATTCGGTAGCAATGCTCCGACCATTTGAAAACCAGCATTCCGTGAGGCCTTAACACACGGAAACATTCGGCGAACCCTTGTCGGATGACCACATGCCAATCGTGAGGAAGGACGCCGTAGATTTTCCGAAACCGCCCCTGTTTGCCGGCGCGGCTCGCTGTGATATGCGGCGGGTCGAATACGACCAGGTGAAAGGACGCATCAGGGAAAGGCATCGCGGTAAAGTCGGCAATCGCGTCAGGCGCAATGACGCACGGCGCGCGGCCAGGGTGCCGTTTCTCTGTGATATCGTGAATTTCGGCTCGCTTGTCGATGAATAGCGCGCGTCGGTCCTTGCTGTCGAACCACATCATTCGAGGCCCGCAGCAAGCATCCAAGACGGCCGGTATAACGAGCTGCTCGTTCATGGCATACCGCCTCACGTTCCACCCTTCCCGCGCTCGCTGCTATCTGATGCGAGGGCTTCGTCCACAGTTGCATCAAGGCTTGCACTTACGCGCCGTTCCTGTGAACCCATATCGAAGATCAATACGCTACCCACATCGGGATAGAAGAAGTCCGCCGCATAGTAATGTGCCTTAAGCCAAGCGTACCGCTCCGCATCCCGCCTCAAAGCAGCACACTCGGCAGCTAAGGCGTCGGCGCGAATCAAGACGGCGTTGTATTCGTTGGCGATGAAGTCCGTATGCTTCTTTTCCAATTTCCAGATGTAGCAATTGTCGGTATGCCCGTCAGGTATCTCGCCGTCGCACACCTTGCAGCACCAGTGCTTGTCTAGAAAGCAACCGTTACGCTCATTGCTAGGGCGCGGCTCCGGCCCCAAAGCATCAGACGGCGCGGGAGTAGTCATGATGTTGCCTCTCGCGGATAGAACGTGGACGCGATGTGCCTCGACAGCGTGAGCGGGATCTTGGCGATCATGGCGCTGGCTCGCTTACGGGCTAGTGACTTGCTACCGCTCATCGCCATCCTGAAGGTGCGCGAGGCAGTAAAGACAGACGCGGAAGCGGAACCAGCGGAAAGAGAACTCCCTAATCATCGCGCATCACCTAACGCGATCGCTCGAGGCATCCGCGGGACTGGAAGCAGTCCTGGCCGCTTGAAAGCGCGCCAGCTCCGGCGCATTCCGACGTCGAGACGCGCGAGGTCCATGCGCTGGTATTCGTCGACGTGCTCGCGAATGTCCTCCGCGACGCCGTAGAGGAGCGAGCCGCCGCAGTTTTTCCAAAGCCATTCCTTCGCGACGTTGCAGTGCGCGCACCATTTGCCCTTAAAGGGCCCTTCGGAACTCACGGCCCACACGCGCCAATAATTCTCGCCGACTGCTATGTCGCGACCACACTCGCCGCATTTGTATGGCTTCTTTGCGCGCTGCTCCGATTCATGCCATACATGCGATCGCTCGGCGCATACGTCAATCATGCACATGATTGTCCCCCGAGTAGTTGATCTGCCGCAGCCGCCGCGCGCCGCATGTCCTCGCTATTTACATGCGAATAGCGGAGCGTTGTTTTGATATCGCCGTGACGGAGCATCGTCCGCACGACGTTCGCCGGAATGCCGGCCGCGAAAAGGTTCGTTGCATGGCCGTGCCGAAATGCATGTAGGCCGGCCGGCGGAATGCCGAGCTGCTTCAGGAGCGGCGCCAGGTGATCGCGGCGCACGCCGCTCGACCAGTACGGGCCGCCTCGAGGAGACGGAAAGAGCAGCCCGACGCATACGCCGCCACGGTGCGCGCGCAGCTCCTCAAGCGTCCGCGCGAGCGTTGGCCCGATTGGCAGCTCGGCCGCGCTGTTCGCGCTCTTGACGGCCTTTATTTTCCCGAACGCAGCGGCCTGGCGGATGCGAATAACGTTCCGCTCGAGGCCCACGTCGCGCCATTCGATCGCGAGCGCCTCCGAGCAGCGCAGGCCGGCGTATGCCATCAGCGCATAGAGCGCGCGCCAGGGATAGGGAGCGGCCGCGAGGATGCGCTGCGATTCCTCGACCGTGAATGCCCGTTCCTCGCGCCGCGGCGGCGCCGGCGGAAGTTTGAATGTGCGTCGATTGATCGGCGTCACGCCGTAGCCCATTTCCGCCGCGCAATCGATCATCCGCGCGACGATGCCCATGGCCGAGGCGATCGTCTGCCGGTTGAGGCCTTTTTTCAGGAGCGCGGCGACCAGCCCGCCAGGAGCGGCGCCGGTGATATCGCCGAGCAAGGTGTCGCCAAAATGCGGGACCAGGTGCCGCGCGATCGTCGAGCGGTAACTCGAAATGGTCGTCGAGGCGAGCGCGGCGACCTGCGTCCGCAGGTACAACTTGGCGAAATCATCGAACGCGATAGAGCGGCCGGTGTTAAGGCCCATTCCCATACTTGCGAGCATTCGATCGGCCTCGAGGCGCGCAGCCGGTTTGGTTTTAATCGTTTTCGTGGTGCCAATGGGATAGCGCCGGACATGGGTTTTCCAGCGATTGCCGACCCGGACCTGTAATCGCATCCGCAGCGACCAGTGACCGGCGCGGCAGTCAATCGCGCCGCGCTGCGAACTACGCCGGCGCATGTAAGAAGAGGCCGCCGTCGCGATCGTGAATGCATACCGCGCGCGCCGTTTCGACGTCCAGGAGCCCAAGCGCCGGGTGGCCGGTCAAAATCGGATGCCAGAATGTATCCTTGCGCCGCCACGGCTCGAATCGCGCCTCGCCGTTAATCAGGACGCGGACGATTCGGTAATTACCGCAAACGCTTTCGCGATAGTAGGGATCGGCGCCGCGAAAAATCAGCGGTTCGGCGATCATAGCGGCCACCAGCGGCAAACCTTTTTGCCACTCATGCGACAGGGTACGGTGTGACCATTAGGCGCCGCCTGCCGGACCTTGCGCTCGGCGACCAGCTCCGGGAGCCGGCGCGCGACCATGTGACGATCATATTTCGTGAAATGAGCGAGCTCGGCCGAGGTTGATCCCGGAAACCGATTCAGCGCCTCGAGGACGGCCGCCGCCTGGTCCTCGTCCGTCCCGGTGCGCTCGATCGACGCAGCGGCCTCATGCGAGCTCGACGGATCGGAGCGCCTGGCCCGCGCGAACCTCGGCGGCCTGGCGAGCTGGTCGAGTTCGTTCATGCGCTGGCCTCCCGCCCGAATCGTGGTTTCGGTTTTCCTTCGCGCAAACGGATTTCGAATTCTTGTGCTTCGCGGTACAGGTCGGCCGATTCCGCCGGCGTCGGGTCCCGGAAATCGGGTATGCCGACCGCCGCCCTCCGGTCCTGAAGCTTCGCCAGTGCCGCCGCCTCGAGCGCCTCTCGGTCCGGTGATGCGCGCGCGCTGCGCGTCGCGCGCGCGCTCTTAGAGCTCTGCTCTGCTCTGCTCTTATCAGTCACGGTGACGTCACTGTGACGTTTAGAGCGTTCCCGCTGCCGCCATTCATGGGTACGCGCGGCGCTGGAATCGCTCGCGTATTGGCGCCGATCCCATGCGACCGGCTGCCAGTCGTTAGCGATCAAACCGACGTCGAAAAGGCGCCGTTTCGCCTCAATGGCCGCGACCGTATCGAGGCCTAGAGCCTTGGCGATCATGCGCTCGCGGTACTCAACGGCGGCGCTCGCATCGAGCGTGCCGGCACATTTCATGCATAAGACGACGACGAAATGCCGCTGATCCTCGAACGCCAGGAGTTGCACCTTCGGGTCTGAAGCGAATTCCGCGTAGAACCGGAACCATGGCTTGCCGATCATCGCCGCCGCGCCCTGGCGCTGGCGCGCGGCTCGGTCAATCGCTGCAAATCGCGCAGCGTCAGCCGCCGGCGGCGTGCGCGCGCCGCTTCGATTACATCAGCCCAGGCCTCCTGCGGTATGCGTCGGCGCTGTTTCCACTTGCATACGGATGGATAGGCGCGATTTATGTCGCGCGCGAGCTCCGAAATGGTCGGCCAAATCCGGAATATGTCGTCAATAACTTGCATGGCGCGACTATATGCGAGGACGATTTGTCCGTGCAAGCCTGGATTACAAGTTACTCGCCCGAGCAGGCCCGGCAGCGGATCATTCGTCCTTGACACATAGGACAATTCGTCCATAGGATACCCTCCGGAGGTATCCTAATGCACGCCGCACAATCGCCTACCCTGAGACTTTCCGCCCTTCGGGCCGAGCTCCTGAAGCTGCGCGACCTCGGTCGCGCGACCAGCAATCCCGCTTTGTTGCAGGATCAAATCGAACGCATGTCGGAGGTCGCCGTCGAGGTCGGATTGCTCGACCTGCCGCGTGCCATGCATGGCCCGCAGGAAATATGCCGCGTCTGCGGCGAGGAGCTCGGCGAACTGTATGCCGACAATTGCCACGACTCCTGCAACGATGATTTTCCCGAGCCTGGTGATATGGACGACGAGCTCGAGGAAATGCGCGAGCGCGCCGCCGGCGCCGAGCGCGAAATGCCCGAGCTGTTCGACGGCCAGGAGAGCGACGACGAGCTCGAGGAAATGCGCGAGCGCGCCGCCGATCGGCCCGCGCCCGAAATTTGCACATGCTGCGGCGAGGACATGGCGCCAGGTCAGACGTTTTGCTGCACCGACGAATTCCCGGAGCCTGGCGACATTCGGGAAACGGGCCGGTGACAGCGCCGCTTGTGCCTTACGCGCTGCTTTTCGAGCTGGCAAAATACCTATTCGGCGCGGTCCTCACGCTCGCAATCCTGGTCGAGCTGTACACCTGGCGGCCACGGCGCAAGCGCGACGTTTGGCGCAACATTGCAGCGGCGCGGAGCTCGCGCCGCATTCGTTTGTGATTCTAACGATATCAATTGCTTAGACAGCTCGCCGTTCAGGTTCATGCCGTTTCCGTCCGCATTTGCCCGGCTGTTTCGGCCGGTGGCTGCACAGAAAGTGTCACACTCGAGCCCACCCGTTCAGGTTTGATTCAACGGCCGGCCGCATTGATCGCGCGTAGACGCGCCAGGCGCCCGCGGAGCGTGGACAAACAATCCTCCACGCTCGCCTCGCGCCCGAGCGCCTGGCCGATCCTGGTGCCCGCCAGCGGCTCCGGCGCGCAATCCTCGAGCAGCTCGTCCGGCAGCGCCTTAACGATCGGCACCGGGACCGGCGTCGCCTGATCCTTTACGACCAGGCGCGGCGCGCTCGAGCAGGCCGCGAGCGTGACCAGGACAGACGCCGGCCAGGTCCAGCGCCAGGAGTTTTTCGCAATCGGGCAATTTTGCATCCTCGGCCTCGCGTTGTTTCAGGGCGCCGGCGGCCGCCGCCGCGGCGAGCTCGTCGCGCCGGCCGGCCTCGAGCGCCTGGTCGACGGCAAGGCTCCTGGCGGCCGCCGCTGCCTGCCAGCCTGCCAATGCGCCGCCCTGGATCCGAATCGTCGCCTCGAGCGTCTGATTCGCGTCCAGAGCCTTTTCGGTATCCGCTCGAGCGGTGCCGAGCTCGGTGCGCGCCGCCTCGAGCTGCCGGTCCAGCCACCAGGGTAAGAGCAGCGCCAGGAATGCGCCGGCCAGGAGTTTGCCCAGGTTCGCCATTAGGGATCCCGCCAGGCGTCCATGAATGCCCGGCCGTCGAAATGGAGCGCGGCGACAATCATCCGCCGGAGCCTTTCTATTTTCGAATGGAGCAAACCTAATTGCTGGTCGTGGTTGTCGTGTCGCGAATGCAGCGATTTGACCTCGCCGAGCAGCTCGTCCATTTTTCGGTCACTTTCGTCGCTCATTTAAATGCAAGCCTCCCTAACACGGCCAGCATGGCGACCAGGACGACGCCGGCGACCCATAGCAAAATGGCTACCTTCGTATCCGTCCGCGCCTGGCGGACTCGATCCTCGGCGCGTTCCTCGTCGTAGGCCTTGAATATGTCCATTACCTCGCGCGCGAAACGCGCCTGCTCGGTGGCGAGCGCGGCGAGCCGGCGCAAAATCTCATCGAGCCGCAAATGCTTGCCACTGTCGGATATGACGAGCTGATGCAGATTGTTGGCGGTTTCCTCAATGTTGCTGTGCCGTTCGTAGAGCTCGCGCGATTTGGGCGCCGCCGTCCGGCCAAAACGCGGACGACGGTCGCCGCCCACATCAGCCGTTGCCGATATTCGGCGCGCCCTTTTCGGCGAGGCTCGTCGTCGTCATGGAGCGCAAAAACGCAAACACGGCCCCGACCACACTCGCGGCAATGCCAGGATGCGCCCCGGCATACTGCTGTACCGGACCGGCCAGCGCGCCAAGCAGGATCGTGGCGATCGCCACCCAAATCGTTTTCGACTTCAAAGCGCCAATGAAAATATCCATGAGCAAACCTCCCGTTTAAGAAATCATCAATTCCGCCGATTCGATGCCCGAGAGCGCGCCGCGCAATTGAGCCATGGCGGCCTGCGAGCTGGTGACCATCCACTCGCCGTTGTTGTCCCGCGCGCGCCCAAGGCCCGGCGCAATGCAGCCCATCAGTTCATGCGCCCAATTGGCCGCATGGACCAGGACCAGCGATCGCCCATAGCAGCCCGCCGGAATGTCCTGGGGATAGCAATACACGCCCAACGGCGGCCCTTTCAGTATCCAATGGCCGCCGCGCGCCTCGGTAGCGCGCGGTATCAACGTATATGCGCCTGGCTGGATACAACTGGCGCCAGGCCGCCCGCACGCGCCCGCCGCGTCCGGAATCCAGGGACATTCCATCGTTTGCAAGGTCATGCGGCCCACTCTGAGGACGCCCAGGGTACAGGCCGCCGCCGACGGTTGTTTGGTGTCCCTGGTTAGGGTGAGCTGCCGCATTTAAAGTCCGTTATCGTGTACGTGTGAAATCGTGACGTTATTCGTCGTCGCCGTATTGGAGAGGCTATCGGTGACGACACATTTAACGGTGACGGTAATCGTCAACTGATTGGCCGGCGCTTCATTCGTCGTAACGGTGCAAACCGACGTCGTCGAATTGTTAATGGTCGGCGTCGAATTTGGATCATCGTGCGAGACGATCGACCACAGATAGGTATATGCCGGCGTGCCGCCGCTCGGCGTTGCGGTGATATTCGCCGAGGTCATGGCCGAGGCATTCGCCGATTTATAGAGCGGCGCCGTTCCAACGGCCGAGGCTGTAAAGCTATTGATTCGCGTAATGGATACCGTCACGTCAATCGTTTTCGTAGCGGCGACGGAATCGGTAATGGTGCATCGCTTCGTGGCCGTGCGCGTTTCGCCGAGGCCTAGAGAGGCCGCAGAAAACGTAGTGGTCGCGGCCGCTGCCGAGTCGACCGCAATGGTGCCGGAGCTCGAGACATTGGTCCAGGCATACGTATAGCCTGGCGTCCCGCCGCTGGCGGTAACGGTGACGCTATTGGTTGTCTGACTCGCGCCGGTCCCGGTTGAGGTGCCCGAGCTCGGTGACGCCGTGCCGGTAAGAGCGGTGGAAACGCCGAGCGCCGCCCCCGAAACGCCGCCGGTTGTCGGTGCATAGTCCGAAAAAACGCCAAATTTCACGGCGCGCACGCGAAAGTAAAAAATCGTTGTGGCAGTCTTGTCGATATAGGCCTGAGAGTCCGCGCCGGTATAGGCAACGGTCGGACTGCTCATGCTCGAGCTCGTCGATTGTTCGAGCGAGTACAAGACGCCCGGCGTCGAGCTCGCCGCCCATTTCACCAATATGGCGTCGACCTGCGGGACCGTCGACGGACTGCCAGGAGGTGATGGAATTTCGACGCTGATAATAGGCGTAACGGTGTTTGGCGTGTCGTAGGCCGCCGTAACCAGGTCCGTCCAAATGCTCGCATATTCGATTTGCGCCGTGATCTTGACCCATCCGAAATTATCGGAGAATGAAAATTCACGCTCGACGCATCGGAAAAGATAGTTCGTCCAGCCGAGCGGCGCAAACGTGAGGTCAAAGGTTTCATTCGGCGCCAGGTCCAATAGCGTGAGGTCGCCGCGGAAACTAATCGTGCGCATCGCGCGCGATTTGCGCATGTAGATTTCGCATAATCGCTGCGCGCGATATCGGTCGGTGCATCCGCGCAGGTCAATTTCCGTAGGTATGCGTTCGCTATTGTCCTGCGTTTCATAGCTCGAGTTGAGCCGATGGATGGTGGTCTGTTCAATATATGAATTCAGCGAATCCCGAAAGACGCACGCCACGGCGTTATAACGCTGTGTGTGCTCGGTCGTATCGTTTACCTCAATGTCGCCAAAAATATTGGCGTCGGTGAATGTGACCGCTGGCGTATCAGAGCCGCCGGCGTAAATCCGCCAGGTCCCTTTGACGTAGACCGCGGCGCCCGCCATCGTGGCGAGCATGGCCTCGAGGATTTGGCGGCGTGGCTCGCCGGTGCTGCACTCGAGGCCGAGCGTATAGCGGAGCTGATCGCCGTCCGGCGTCGAACTGGCGCCGGTAATATTTTCGTCACATCGATTCGCGGCCGCGATCGTGTAGGCGTCGGCCAGCCTGGAATCCGACTCGCGCATTCCGTACATGATCAGGCGCGAGGTCACATCATTATGGACCGACCCGCCGGTAATGAACCAGCGCAGCGCCAGTGCCGGATTTGCCGAATAGGCCCAGGTCGACGGATCGGCTGCCCGGTGCGTGCCGCTGCCGCCGTTTGTAGTGTCTAGGCGCGGATCATAAAGCCGCGCGCCGCTAATCAGCGCCGTTACATTTTGCGGTGCGCCCTGCGGATAGGCGACGTCGCTGCGCTGCATCTTGATATGAACGTAGGCGCAGCCCTTGAGCTGGTGCGAGCTGGTCCAAATCGGCCCGAACGCGGACACCATGTCGGAGTCGGCCGCCTGGGAGCTGGTGCCCAGGTATTTCCAAATCCACATATTTGCAGCAAACGGTCCGGCCGTGACCGCGCCGCCGCCGCCAATTTGCGAGCTCGTTACTGCCTGGTTGTCGAACCATAGGGTATCAATGGACTGGACCTGATGCCCGGTATAAACGACCAGGTAATGAAGAAAATCATTGTTTGCGCCCGCGGCGCGATAGAAAACAACGGTTCCGCCGCAGCGGATTTTCCCAAACGCCAGGCGCCGATTTTCCGTCGCGTTTCGCACGGTGACATTGACCGGCGGAACGTATTGCTTTGGAGAATCCGAGAGCGCTTTTGTCAAATAGCCCAGGACGACATTAATTAAGACCGTCCGAACCACAACTGCCCAAACGGCCGTCGACGTAAAGATCGCGACAATGGCCGCGCCGACTGCCGCGCCCATGTCAGACGCTCCAGGCTGCGACGCCCTCGAGCGTCGGCAGGTAAACGAGCGCACCGGCCCGATCGCTCATCGTGACCGAAAGCAGGCCCAGGCAAATAGCGAGCGCCTCGCCCTGTTCCATGCCAAACCCGACCAGGTCGCCGACCTGCGCGCGCGCAACGGATTTCGGCGCGCCGAGGACTGAGGTTGCGAGGCCCTCGATTCCGCCATGGGCAATTAAAATGGCGCGCGCGGTCGCCTCGCTGTTATAGCGTGCGAAATTCTCGCGCAGGTCGTATCCGGTCATGGCCTGGATACAATCGGCCGCAAACTGACAGCAATCCGAGCGCCCCCATTCGTGCGACGCGGAGCGGTAACGATCCACTGTCGTCATAAGCGCCTCGCCCCAGGCATTGATCCGCAGAGCGCTCGTCATGGCAGATTGTCGAATCTAGGACTTTGGCGGCCGGCGCTGCCCGGCAGGACACCATATCCGCCCCAAAGCACGTTTGAGGTTTCGACGCTCGAGGTTTCGCGAAATCCCAGGTCCGCCGCATAAAACATCAATTGGTGCTCATGCGTGAATCGCCACCCGTCAGGCCTATCCATCATCACAAGCCGATGTTCCGCATTGACTTCGATGACGGGATTCTCCCCATAGACGCGGCGGATATTGTCCATGCGCCCTTCCCAATAGATTTCAGGCGTCGCGACGACGGTTCCGGCGGCGGATAGAAACCCAAGGTATTCCGTGACGGATCGGCCGAAACTCGCGTCAATGTCCGCTTCACTCGCGAGGAGCGGATCGACGCCGGAGAGTTGATAGGTTTTGCGTTCGGCGAGCAGCCGCACGTTTTCCGGCTTGACGGTAATGCTGCCAAGCGTGCCGGTTCCAATGTAGGCATCGCCGCCAAATGACAAGTCGCCGAATCCGGTCCAAAACCGCTGCGTTCCGGACGGAAAGGCGAACGCCACGGCAATGAACATCGCGACATGCTCTTTTGCAGACTCGGTCAGATTCCCGGACTGTGTAAACCAGCTCACGGCGGCGCCGTCCCGAGCGCCTCGACATGCTCGAGCGCGGCGCCAGAATCATCGACGATCGCCCACCCGCAGCGGGTTTTATCCAGTTGTGCATGGATCGATTGTGCCCACCAGCGCACGGCCAGGAGCGAGCGCGCGTCGCGCGAGGCGATTATTTCATCCTCGTCTATTTTCTTGCTCCAGAGCGTTTTCGGCCCGAGGTAGTAAATGACGGCGCGCATTAACTGGCTTCCTCGAAATCAAAGGCCGCCGACTGCAATAGGCCCGGCTCGTTTGTCCATTCCGTGCCCGCGCCGGTGTAGACAAAGCGCCCCATGGGCCGATTAATGATGATCGGGTACGCCTCCTGAAGCGTCCCGCGCGCGCGCGGCGCGAAATTCAGGAGCCCGCATCCGGCCGCATCGCTGTTGAGCGCGGCCGTTACCAATTTCAATTCGCTGCCGCGGCTCGTAATCAGCTCGACCCAATCGCCCGGCAATAGGACTCCATTCGCGCTCGGCGGAAGTCCCTTAAGCCAGGTCGCATTCGCCGAGACGCCCAGGCCGGTAGAAACGGCCGTCGTGGTCGTTTTGGCCGGAATGAATGGCAATCCTGCGCCGCATCCGATAACCGATTGAATACCGGCGAAAGCGCCGAGGCCGCCGCGCCAAGCGAATATGCTCGAAGTTCCGTCGCCGGTGTAGCTTGCTACACCGTCGCCGGTCGCCAAATCGACGCGACAAGTGAGTGTTCCCGCGGCGGAAGTCTTACGCCCAATGAGATAATACCGCCACCAGCCATTGCCCATAGAAACCGAATAACTACGCGGTTGAATCCAATTGGCAGAGCCAAGTGCGCCCGCGGCCCCTATGACGCCGGTTGCGAGGTTGTAGAACGCCGTAACTGCGAGTCCACCAGTCGATTCTGTCATTACCAGACGCGCCCAAGTGCGCGTATTGGCTTTCAGGCAGACGGTAAAGCAAAAGTCCTGATTCGCGCCGCCCGCGGTCACACTTTGCGCTATGGAGTGAATGGAGGTGACAGTAGTGTCCTCTATGATGCTATCCGCCGTGGTGCCGCCACTGGGGTCCGTCGTGGTGTTCGCCGAGTCTGTGCTGGCGCTATTCGTCCAGGTCGCCGTAAAATCGTCCGATTGCAGGAGAAGGTTCGCATTCATATCGACCAGCGCGCAGCGCGCGGCCGACATGTAATGCACCGATTGAAAGTCGTTGGCGAGGTCCGTGTTCGTCGCCGGAAACACTCCCGTCGTATAATTGCCCGTTACGCCCGGCACATGGATCGCATACCGCATCCCCGAGGTGGTGGCGCTGCCGGAAGGAAAGATATTTCCAAATACGCCATTGAAGGTGCCGCTATCAGCGGCGGCGCCGCGATAGAGCTGCGCGCTGGTCAAACCGCCGTCGAGCGTGACAAACGAGCGCCAGACATAAGGCAAAAACTGCGTGAGCGTTAAAGCCTGCAAGGCGCCGAGCGTGCCGCCCGTTGTCCCGTCAGTGTTTTTCCGCGAAAGGCGATAAACGCGATCGGCCACGACCGCGTCAACGTTCGCCTGGTCGGTCCAGCCGGTCAATCCGTTGCTAAAATCGCCATTCGAATAGAGTTCGGTCGCCGGAAAAGATCCGCGCGCCGTTGGCGCGGCCTGGTCCCATAGCAGAACGCGATTTTGCCGCCCCTGCATCCGCGCAATAAAGGAAATGACCGCGGCGCGATCCGTTGCACTCACGCTCGAGGACATACCGGCCGGCGAGGTTTCAAGCGTCGCGCCGATGCGATCGCCCAGGAGCGACATGGTCCGAATCGCGCCGGTATATGGGTTTTTTGTGATGCCGGTCGAGTCCAGATATCTAAAGCGCGTGAGAGCGAGCGGCACGGCCGGTGGAAAAAGAATGTCGGTCATACGGGATACCTGCGCCGGCGCAGGCCCTCAATAATGTCCTGTTTGACCGATTCGCCGTGGCGTTTGAGGATGCCAGGCAGCGCGGCCGCGAGGTCCGTCGTCGCGCCTCGAGCGTCGACCGTATATGTCACATTGACGGCCGGCGCCGCGCCGGCGAATGCCATTGAACCATTTGGAACAATTGAACCAGGCCGGTCCGGCTTGAACCATTCGGGACCGTTTTCGCCCACCAGGTAGCCACCCTCCGGCGACACGGCGCCGCCGCTCGCTTTCGCGCCGCCGAAAAATGAGCCAATAACGGATAGGAAACCATTGTCCGAGCTGGAATAGGAGCCGAGTTTTTTTATCAGCGCCAGTGCCGCCTGATTCGCGAGCATCTGCCGAATCGTGTCAATGAAACTTCGTAGCATTCCCTTTAGTCCATCTTTGAACGGATCGAATAAAAACTGCGCGAACGCATCCTGCATATTCCGCGCGGCCTGTTTGGTGATTTCCTCGTATTGATTCATTTCGGCTTTATCGAGGCCGATGCGCTGGCCGCTGGCGGCCATGGCCTTTTGCAAATCGTCGGCGAGTTGCTCGTCCTTGCGCTGCCAATATTGCGCGTCGCTGATGCGCTGCGCGTCGCGGAGCAAATTCAATCCGTCCATGAATTTGTCCCAGGCCGCCGTTTCCTTTTCCAGGTGCGTTTGCGTCAACGTCTCGGCGTCGTCATAAGCCTTTTTCTGTTCCTCGAGTTCCTTCCCAAAAAGATTAATGCCGGCAATGGTCGCGCGCAGTTTCTCCATAGAGGCGCGCATTTGCGCATTGAGCGCCTCGAATACGGCCTTTGTTTTTTCCTTCGCGGCCTGCGGCGTGCCCAGGACTGCGGCCGCGGCGCTTTCATTGCCGGATGGCTTGCCGAGCGCCGCCATTTGGCGCTGTACATCGTCGATTTGCTGATCGAGCGCCAGAAATTGCGGATTGGCGCGCTGCTGGCTTAAATTGCCGAGCAGCACTTGGCCCGACAGGAGTTGCCGCCGGTCGGCCAGGTCATTGAGTTTCTTTTGCAGTTTCTCGAGGTCCGTCGCCCCGCCCATGGCGATTCGCAATCCATCGAGAAACGCGGTGACGGCCGGCCCGGCTTTCACGGCCATGGTCTGCCAGAGCGACCCGACGGAGGCGTCGAGCCTTTTTATGGCGGCGTCGGCGTCCTCGAGCCGCTTCATATCCGCCGGCGAGAGCGAGAGGCCCAAGGCCTCGGCCTCCTTTCTTAATGCCTCGATTCCCTTCGCCCCTTGCTCCAGGAGCGGCAGGAGATCCGCGCCGGCCTTTCCGAAAATCGACACGGCCGCGGCCGTGCGATCGGCCGGATCTTTGATCCGTGCAATCGCGTTGGCGATCGCGTCAAATTGCACATCAGGCTTGAGTGTGCGCAGCTTCTCAATCGGCAAGCCGATCTGTGCATAGATATCTTTGCCCTCGGCGAGCGATACCTGCATTCCCTTCAGGCCTTTTGATAGCGCCTGTATATCAATGTCAGAATGTTTGGCCGCATAGGCTAATTGGCTAAAGGCTTCCGCGGCAATGCCCGATTTTGCGGCAGCCTTGGAAATGGCGTCGCCGTACTCAATGGCGCCTTTGATTCCTTCCCAAACTCCCGCGGCGCTGATGCCTACGAAAGCAGCGCCGAATGCTTCTTTAAGCTTGCCTGAAAGTGCATTCGCATCCCCGAGGATCGATGCGAACGCCGCGCCGGTCGCATTCTCGCCGACGATTCGGACCTTTGCCTCAACTGCCATTGTGCAAACCCTCGGCCTCGATGCTGGACGTTTCCGCCTGTATCAGGCCCATCGCTTCCATGAATAAGGCCGGTTGATCGGCAATGCCTCCGGCGTAGAGCAAATGCCCCGCGCGATAATGCGGATACAACGAAAGGTAAAACGCCGTGCGCGCGCTGATACTGCGTCGCGGACAGCGCGCGGTCGGCTCGAGCAGGCCCGCAATCTCCCATTTCTTAAAGCCGGCGTTCCCATCTTTACAATCGCATGATTCACACGGCGCCCAGGATGGCTCCATGGCAACGTGTACGCCGAGCCTCAATTTTTTATGTCGCCCTCCGCAAAGGTCGACCGGCGGATGGCCTCGGCCGTCAGCGCGAGCAGGATATCCACTGGCAGTTGCCCAATCTTGCCCGCCTCGAAAATCATGGGCGCGCCCTCGGAGTCCATCACATTTTCCCAATTCTGGAGCGTGGCGCGCAGCACCAGGTCCGCGGCCTGGCCGTGGAGTTTCTCGCTCAATATGCCGGCCATGTCCATTCGATCGAGCGTCGACAGCGGTTTGAGCAGGAATCGCGCCGGCGCGATTTCGCTCGCCTGGGATTCCGGCGTAAACCATTGCGCCGTGAGGCCGGCCGCCATGCGGACGGCCATCAGGTGAACGCGAGCGATATTTCGGTATCGCTGGTCGAATCATCGACCGCAAACGGCACGGTGCGAAGTCGGATTCCGTCTCCCTCGGCGAGTACGGAATCGGTGATATAGGTTGAGCTCGACGGCGTCGACAGTGCCACCCGGTTCCCGGCCGTGCCGCCGAGCGTGCCGGCGGAAAAGGCAAAGCGCGTCCCGGCTTGCAGCAATGCGTCGATATCAATTATCGAATCTAGCTCGGACTCGATTTCGAGCGATCCGGTAACGCTT